TTTGTGTGGCAGTAGGAGCTGTTAGGAATGTAATGTTTCCACCCCCTGATGAACCAACACCAGATACTGTGTAATGAGTTGTTTTTGTTTTAACTGTTTCTGTACCAGTAGAAGATCTTATAATAACCTGAATTTCGTCATCGTCTAATATCTTGAATGTATAAGCAAATACAGTAGTTGAGCCATTACCAGAATAACTGACTTTAACTGTAGTTGAGGATATTGTCATAAAGTTCCTTTATTATATTTTAATGGTTGTGTCTATTGCTTTTGTTTAAATCTTTTTAGAGCTCTATCGGCAGTATCTATTAATTGCTTTACTTGTAATTCTATAAGATATTGTTTTGTAGCACCATCTATTCCTTTTGTATTATATTGTTTTTTAATATTACCCTCAATTACTTTCATTGCTTTATATGCACCTTCTAACTCAATATAATTTGGTGGTAACATTGCATCAATTTTAGCAATACCAACAGCATCACCTTGTTCTATTAATAGTTTTTTAGCATTATTTAACTTTGCTATCTTTTCATACTCTGTATAGAAATCAGTTATATGTTGTGAACTTCTATCAGCATTTTTTACAAAGAAAACTCTAACCATTGGTATCTGAGTTAATGGAGTATCTGGTCTTACTGGATCTTCAACAATGCCAGTTTCAATCAATATTTGATCTGTCAACTTAGTTACTGATTGACCAAATGGTCCAACTAAATAATTTCTAATTATATTATCTATTCTAAGTGGAGATGCAGAAGCTGCAAATGGATCTCCAGATATACGTTCTATAGCTTTACCTAATAACTTTGCGGTTTCAGATGTATATTCATTAAATTGATATTCAGATGGTAATCCTTTTAGACTAGATGGAACTATATCACGATTATTAAATAAACTTTTATTTGAATATTGTTCTATTACTGGTTTTAATATATCTGGAATTGGAATAAATGATCTTGCTGTATCTTTAATTGATCTCCATATAAAACCATTAATTATTTCTGGATCTTTTTTATATACGTAATCAAGAAATCTTTCTGGCAAAGTTCCAAATAATAATCCTAAATCAAAATTCTTTTTAAGAGGCAAGAAAAAATATCCATCTTTAAGTCCAAAAGATTTTAAATAATCACCACTAAATTTAAAATTCCAAAATAAATCTTTCCTCCATTGAGGAAGTGCCTGATAATCAGGATCATCATGATTAGTATACCAATTATAAATACTTAATGTAGTTATATATCCTACAGATTTTGCAAATGTAGCTCCTGGTCTTTCAACAAAAGCATCCATTACAGATTTATAAGATCCTATTCTAGCAGATAAGAAAGCAGAAACTAAGTTTGCTTGTTTAACTGCAGCACCTGCTCTAAAATAATCAGTTGGATTTACTCTTGTATCAAATCCAGCAAGTCTTATAGCTTGTGGTAATTCAACTCCATCTTTTAAATATTTATTTAATGATATTGCAAAATTACCTTTTCTGTTTAACATATCTGATTTTTCAACAACCCATCTAGCCATATCAAGAGTCTTTGTTACTAGATTATAAGGATTAGCATAACTAAAAGCAGTTTTATGACCAGGTTGATTGTAAGCTCTATCAAGAGAAACTATTGATGATTGTAATGCACCAGAAATACCAAATGCTTCAACTTCTTTTTGCATATTAAGTTTTTTTGCTAAAGGTGCAATCTCCATTGCAATACCTTTAAGTAGAGCAGCAAATGGTGGATAATAATTTTTACTTATTATTGAAGATGTAAAAGAATCTGTAAACACGTTTGACCAAGAAAATTCTGGGTTTGCTCCTGTAGCTCCTAATCTTATTAATCTAGTTGGAGCTCCTATGTATTTAGTAATTGTATTCCAAGCAGTATATTCTCCATACTTAAACATTTTTGCAAAATCTTTTCCAACTTCATAAACTTCTCTTTTGCCATCTCTAATAATTTCTATTTCACTTGGTTTTAAATATCCATGTTGTTTTCTAAAGACAGTAAAGTTTTCTAATTTTGAATCTGGAATGTCTTTTGTATTAATACCAATATCTTCTAATTCTTTTCTTAATTCTTTTGCTGAAATTTTTGTTGATTTTGTTTTAGCATCAACTTTATAAACCTCTGAAAACTCTCCTGGATTTACTTTTTGTATTTTTAATATTGTATCTATAAATTCTCTAGCAGCATAATTTCTTTCAAACTTACCTAATAATAGATAAGCATTTTTAGCCATTGTTTCTGTTGGTGAAAATATTTTAGATTCACTTCCTGTCATTGCTTTAAGAGGATTAACACCAGTACCACGACCACCTAATTTAAGATTTTCTTGTTCTGTTATTTCTTTAAGTCTAGCAAAAGAAACGTAGTTATTTCCTTTTTCTGTAAATGCCTTAACTTGTTCTGGAGTAAAATAACCCATGTCATTTCCGTAAAAAATAACACGATTATTAAAAGCAACTGATTCTTTTTGAACATTCATCTCTTCACTATTTTTATATTTTTCTATAAGTCTTTTTGCTGCTGGAATATCAACTCCAGTTTTTATTCCTTTAGATTCTAAATAAACAGATCTTTCTGCAATCATAAGAAGATCAGTAGTAGTCATTTTAGCTTTATCATCTATTATGTTTTTAAATATTTGTTCTAAAGATTTTCCATTAATAATATTTCCTTTTGTAAAACCAGTTCTTGTTCCTTCTCCACTTACAAATGAATCTGCAATACCAGAATATCCTGGTTGACTTGTAAGTAATTTATATGGATCAATTTTTTTATCGTAATTTTCTATTCCTAATTGTTTTGCTCTCTCAACTACTTTTGCAGCAAAACTATTTGTATCAATACCATAATATAATAATGAATTTTTAAATTTTTTATAATCAAAAGATGATTCAATTTTTCTTTCTGTTACTAAATTTTCATTATAAAGTTTAGCAGCATCAGGATCAGAAGGAGTTGAACTTTTACTTAACTCAATTTCTTTTTCTATTACTTTTGTTTCTAATTCTTTAACTTTATCAAAATAAGGTTTTGTTTTATTATTAATGTAATCTACTATTTCAGTTCTATTTCTTAAAATAATCTTATCTCCAGTAACACCAGCTGCAGTTTCTTCTGCTGTGGGTACTTGTTGTTGTTTTGCTCTAATTTGTTCTGCTTCTAATCTTGCATCTTCATATATTTTTCTTGCATCTAGTTTAGCATTTTCTAATTGTACGTTTAAAGATTTTGTTTCAGATACAGGTTCATTTACAAGTTTTCCATTAACAGTAACTTGTTCTACTTTTGGAACTTCTTCTTTAAATATAACATCAAGAGCTCTTACTCCTTTTGAATTTACTGCAGTTAAGTTTTCTACAACGCTTAAATCTCCATCTGTTTTAACTTTGTCTAAAATTTCTGCTTGATGTAATCCAGTTTCGTTTGTTGTTTTATCAATATTTTTTTTTACATAATGTCTTCCAGCTGGTAATCCAAGTATAGTTTGAATTAAAAAACTTTCAGGATCTGGTATTTCATCACCCATTAAAACTCCAGCGGCACTCATTCCAGAACTAAATGCAAGTGAATTTACTAATGTTCCTCCACCAAATAATCCAGAAACTTTTCCAGCTGCTGCTCCAGCACTAACCATTATTCCTTCTTTAACTCCAGCTGACAATGCTTTACCAAAAAGCAAATTAGAAAATTCATCCCAATTTTTAACTTCTCCATTTTGCCTCATTTCTGAATAAAATGATCTTATAGTTCCCCATCCAGTTACTCCTAAAAATAAATTTCCACGAGATAAAGCTGTAGTTGCTGCATAACCAGGAATCTCAAATCCAAGTTCTAAACCACTAGAAATTAATTTTTGACCAAATCCCATTCCTTCAGGAAGTGGCAAATTCATTTCATATCCAGTTTTTCCACCACTATGAATATTAAACATTGTATTAAATGTGCTATCTCCCAATGCTTTTCTATATATAGGTTCAAGATTACCATCCTTACCCCATACTTTAAGTTTAACATTTTCTATAGTTTGTTGAAGATCAGTAGAAGTAATATTTGGATCATTTAGTTTTTGTTTATCTTCGTTAGAAAAAGCTCCGTCAACATAACCTTTCCAAAAATCTACCATTTTTGTAATGTCTGGTTCTTTTACTCCATAATAATTATTAACTTCTTGCTGTGAAAATCCAGCATTAAGAAGATCAGTTGATTGTGTTTGAACATAATCTTTAATTTCAGTGTCATTAAAGCCAGCTGATTTTAAATTATCAAGGCTAAGAACGTCAGCCATTATTTACCTACTCTTTTTATATAGTCTGGTATTGTTTCGTTTTTAAGTCTTAATGGAGATGTTTCTTTTTTTATAGTAAATGCATCTTGGTTTGTCTTGTTATTTTTTAATGCATCATTAAGAGATTGTTCTATTTCTTTTGGATTAGCAAGATAAGTATTAAAATTAGTTCCAATAAAATTTTTAGATCTATAATCTAATAATTCATTAGCTGGTATTTTTGATTCTCTTCCTTGTGTAAATTTTGTTAACATGTCATTTTTAAATTTATTTAAACGATCATCTGCTTGAATATCTAAATATTTAGCATATTTAACACCCTCAACAGCAGGAGAATATTTTTCTATAAATTTTAAAAATTGTTTTTGATCATCAACAAATCCTTTGTTATTAACATTAGGAAGTAAATATTGTAGATAAAATTTAAGATCAACATCCATGTTAACACCATTACCAGTTCTTTGTAGTAAACTTTTAGGAGTATCTTCTCCAGTTAATATAAACGGAGTTGAAACATCTTTTACATCTCCATTTAATATTTTATTTGTTATTTCATTATTCATGTAATAGTTGCTAACTTTTTTAAGTTCATCATTACCTTGTCTTACAGAAAGATCTATAAATTGTTGTTTTGTATTTTCTTGTACTGTATTTTCTTTAGTATTTCCAAAATAATTAAGTACTTTTGTTTTATTTACAATACCATTTGTTTTTACTATATCTGAATATAAATTAATGCTTTTGTTAATTGCTTCAACTCTTTCATTATTAACTGTAGCATCATTAACATTTTTTATTTCTGAAAATGCTTCTCTTTTTTTCTTATCTACAAATTCAAGAAACTTTTGTTTTTGACCAGGTTGTAAACTTTCAAATATTTTTACCTTTTCTAAATCTCCACCAAATGTTCCAGTCTTAGCATCGTTTGCTGCTTTCTGTATTCCCATAGGTGTTGATGTTCCAGCTTGAACATCCAATCCATCTGATAATTTATTAAATGTTGTTTCTTCTTTAACCTTCATAGATTTATCTATTAACTCAGCGTATGTTTTTGAATCTAATTTTAAAGATCCTGTTGCTACAAGTTTTTCAAAAGTATTAGTGTCTTTATTATCTATAAGAGTTTGAGCTAGTTCTTTGTGTCCAAAATTAATTGAAGTCTTTAGTAATTCTTTTTGTTGGTATGGTTCAAGTAATGCTATTTTTGATCCTTCTGCAGTTATACTTTCATTAAATGTAGGAAGATATGCTGCACCTTGAGTTTTTAAATTTGTTGTTTGTTGTTGTAAGTATGTTCCAAAAATATTGGTTTGATCAGTAAATAAAGTATCTCTTGATCCTTTTATTGTATCTTGTCTAAATGCTGCAGATTGAGTAAAGAATTTTTGTTCTAATGCTTTTTTTGTAAAGTTATCTTCGCCAGCTAGTTTATTATTTTGAATACTACTCCATAAAGTATTTATTTTTTCATCAAACAATCTTGAAACTTCACTTGGATTACCATTTTTTTTTAATTCATCATTAATAGAATATAATCCTTGAGTACCATCTTCTTGATTTCCGTAAGAATCACTTAATATTTTTAATGCTTTTGTATCTGCTTCTGCAGTTTTTTCTTTAACATAATAATCTGCTATTGTAGAACCAATCTTTGTAAAAGATGTTTCAAATGGTACTTGAACATTAGATTTAACTCCACCAACTTCTGCTGTTGGTCTTCCTTGTGATTCAAATGTAGGTATCTTTGGCATTATTGATTCCTTGATCTGTTTACTGATTTAGATTGTATTCTTAAATTACTTATATTATTATTTCTTGGATTTCTATCTTTATGATCTACATCTTTACCAAGTAAACTATTTCCATATTTCTTCTTTAACATTCTTCTAGCACCATTTCTTCCTGCTCTATCTTTTTTTTGCTCTGAACTAGAATGATAATTCTTATATTCACTTTTGTAATCTCTTGACATTAAAATCCTGAGTAAGATGATGGACCACTATATCCAGATACTGAAGTTGGTTTTGCTCCGCCAAATCCTCCACCCATTGAAAGTAAAGATGTTCCAGTTGAAAATAATGTACTCATCTGTGCAGATTTTGCTTGTTGTCTAGCAACTTGTCCCTGTATTCTATAAAAGTTTGCTTCTTCAAATTTTCTTGCTTGACCAACTTTAGAATTATATTCCATAATATTTTTTTCTATTTCACCTTGTTCTGCATTTGCTCTTAATACTCTTAATCCTGTTCCAGATAAATCTGCACCTGTTTTTGAAATTCTAGTTACAGTTTGTCCCTGCAGTTGTTGAAATCTTTGATCAAATCTTTCTAAATCAAATGTTAGTTGTTTTTGCATTTGAGCTGCTTCTTGCTCAGATACTTGTGCATTACGATTTTGAACAGCTTGATTAAATTTACCAGCAGCACCTTGTTGTTGATATTGTGCTACGCCTAAACCACCTACTGCTACTAAAGCTGCTGTTTCTAGTCCCATTAGTAAATCCTCGCAAATCTATAATGATCGCTACCATCAAAACCATAGTGCTTCATTAATCCTTCATTAGTAAATCCTAGCCATTTAGCAAATCTAATTCCAATTCCAAAGTCTGCACGAACTGCAGTTTGTAATCTTTTAATATTATTTGTTTTAGCTAAGTAATCTAAATTTTGTT